CGGCCTCCTGCCGTTCTTTGGCCGCTTTTTGCGCCGCTTCCTCCTCTCGTATACGGTCCTTGGACGCTTGAGCCCTGGCTTTGCTGATTTTTTCCTGGGCTTCCAGTTCGGCGGCCGTTTGTTTTTTAGGCGGGATAACCGCTGCCGCCGCCTGCCGCTCATAATCAGCGACAGCATCTGTTATGCCGCTCTTCAGTATAGCGGCATTCTTCAGACTTAACGCCTCGATCTGGGATCCACTTTTCTTCGCTTCCTCCCAGGCTGTTTTGGCCACATTGACCTGGCCGATCGCGAGCGCTACCGTCATGACAACGGAATTGCCCAATATTTTTGTCAGCTCCCACGTCAGGGCGACAGAGTTCCCGAGGAATTCACCGATGGGCTTCATGGCGGCGAAGACGCCTCCCCAGCCATACGCGATGACCCCAACGCCGCCGGCTACATCCTTGATCAATGGATACATGGGTTGAATAAATCCCAGCGCCGCCTTGGTCAGGTTTGATATGTCGATCCAGGCCGTTTTGAATTCCCCGGACACCAGCGCTGTCATTTCGTCCCATTGACCGTTTCCCTTGGCGCCCTCCAACTCTTTATTCCATGTCTTCAACACCGTTGTGACGCTGTCTACGGCGGTTGTGAGCGCCGGGCCAAACAGCTCGCCGAACCCCAGTTTCAATTCCTCCGTAAACCGGCTTAAAGAAAGCATGGCTTTCCCGGCGGTACCCAGCGACGCCTCATATACACCCTCGATGCGGGTCCCGGCCTCCATGACAACATTGGCCCTCGCTTGCGCCTTTTCTCGCTCCGTAAGAGCATCACTAGATTTCCCCAGTTCCCTGGCGGTTTTTTGATAGGCCTGTTCGAAGTTGACCTGCAGCCCGATTGTTTTGAGAATCTCGACCTCTCCGGAACGTATACCGTCGATCATCCGCTTGAAAGCTTCCGAGGAATTTATGTTTCCGATAACGGCGGCATCCTGGGCGACGCGGGCCAATTTAGCCGAGTCGGCGACATCGATTTGCGCCTGGGCAATTTTTATCACGGCATCGTGTGCGGCCTCGGTCGTGATGCCCATTTTCTTGACTTCTTCAACATACTGCCGCATTTCGCCGCGCGAATAACCGGCGTTTTCGCCGACCGCGCCTAAAACCACACCAAGAGTCTCAACACGGGCAGCCAAAACGACAGCCTCTTTTGCGTAGGAGACCATCTCCGTAACGCCGAATGCCACGCCCATCATGACCGCCAGACTCTTGAGATGCCCCAGCATCCCGGTGAATGCCGAACTCGCCTCTCCCGCGGATGCCGATGTTTTCCCCAGGGACTTCTCCGCGTTATCGCCGAATTGTTTCAGCGTCACGCTGCCGTTGTCGTTGACGATTAATTGTATGGCGATGGTATTGGAGTTGGCCATTTCAATGTCTTTTTAATAGTTCGATCAGTTGCGTCTGATTTCTGGCATCCGCGCCCTGCCGGATGAATTCTTCCGCCCGACCCAGATCCTCCCACTCTTCCGGGGTCAGATCATTGGCGTGAAACGGGTATCCGGCCATTTTCAGATGGCGCAGCCGGAAGATTTTCCCTGTATACTCGGTGATGTCGGAGACCTTTTTCTTTGCGCATTTGCTGCATGTCCATTCGAGGAGGTCTTCGCCGACCTCCTCGATGCATTTTGATTTTTCCGCATCGTCGCAGAGACCGAGACGCAGGGCGTCCAGGTCTCCTAGGAAGGGTCCCCCTCCGGTTCGCTCGCCGTCAGCGACGATTCGAATACATGGGTCGCCAGCATCTCGACGACGTCCGAGGCGTACGTTTTTACGTGTTCCTTCCAGTCCGGGTCATACAGCGGAGAGGCCGGTTCCGACGAAATAACGCCCCGGCCCGGCAGGGCAAACGCGCCCTCCTTGAACCCCATCAATATGTCGGCGCCGGCCTTTGCCCTGGTCTCCCCGATCGTGGACTCGATTTTATTCATCCGGCGAGTGACCAGAGAATTCGTGTATTTGATACGCTCCGACGACGTAGGCAGCCGGTAGTAAAGGGTCATGTTGGTAGCGGAGATGCGATCAAAAAATGTCACCTCGCACTGTTCGTTGCTCAGTTCCCTGGCCATATGGTGGTCCTCCTTGATGGTAGAGGGGGACAGATTTGAAATCTGCCCCCGTGATTACGTCGTTACGCCGCGTAGGTGTCCTGTAAGTTCTTAATTTTAACGATGACCGACCCGTAGGTGGCATCCTCCAGCACCTGCAAGTCTCCGGACTCAGCCAACCTTTTGCCGTCCACGGACACGGGAGAGGCCAGGACGGCGACCTTGGGAAAGATCACCTCGACCTGATACTTGTGGGGCGTGTCATATACAGCGCCCTCGCAGAGGATGTACAGGCCGAGCGTGTCGTTATCCTGGATGTGCTGCTGGAGGATGTAGTCGCGGAACTCCCGGTCCAATTTGATCTTTTGGCTTCTTCCGCCACGCAGATACCTGGACCCGTAATCATCCCCGGCGCCGGGCACGAATTGGACCTCGCCGTTGTTGTTGAACGACCACTCGACGCTCTTGATCTCCGCCGTCAGCCCCTTGCCGCCGGAGAACGCCGATCCGGTCCAGGTTCCGCCGAGGGTGAGGGTGAGCTGGGCGATCCGCAGGGGCGTTTCGTTTACCCGCGCGGGAAAGACCATCCAGCCCGACTCCGTGGGATTGTACAGAATTTTGTAATCGACCAGGTCCGCCGTGCCGCCGGGTGCGGTGATGGTGATCACCCCGGGAGTGGCGGCACTGACGGCCGAATAGGCCACCTCGGTCCAAACGCCGGTCGTTAATTCTACTTTGATGCGCTGGACATTGGCCAGGCGCTCGGCGGCAGTCGATCCGTCGACACCGTTTGCGGCGAGGGTCAGCGAGGCGGCATTTTTCGCGGCGTTAACGGTTTCCTCGATAATGTTCGTTGTGCATTTTCCCGACCCCTTGATGGTGCCCGCGATTTTTGCCCAGGAATCACGGGCAAACGTGGCCGTAACGGCATCGACAAACATCGACGCATACCGGCGCTTCATCACGGTTTTGCCATATCGCTGGGCCGCCGTGAACGATGGATTGGAACGGCTGGAATCCAGATCCCCCGTGATAGGCGTGATGGTGTGCTGGTAGCCGGTGCCGGCGGCGGCGCTGGCTACGGATCCCAG